AGAAGAAGGTATTGAATTGCCAATTCTTGGATTTGATATTGTTGCTGGTCCAAAAAAGATTACAGGATCATTTATGGATTACAGTCCATTATTTGGGTTTCCTCATCCTTATAACGAATACATGGAAATGAGAGTTCAAGGATTAGAGTGGAAACGAGAACGTGAATTACCAGATTGGGCATTAGAAATATTTTCAGTAAATATGATCGCGGCTGGCAATATTACTGAAGGTTACGAATTGGCTCAATTTATTCATGTCACAAAAGATTTATTGGACCATTATTTGCAAGGCCTGAAAGATAACTCTTGGAACATTGGTCGTGATACAAAACCTTTTTTAAATAAGTATTGTATTAATCAAAAGAAAAACCCGCATTTGCATAGATCAATTTTAGCAATGGGAATCTCTGAAGAAGATAAAGACGATTATGTAAATAATGTATTATTTGAGGAGATTTAATGGCTTTTTTAGTACATCCTTTACCACCAATTAGTGTTTATGTACGTAAAGAATATCTTTATGATTTGGAAAAAGGGCATGGTGAATTAACTCCTGGTATTTGGATTAGTGTTAAATCTACAATGGGAAAGGCATTATATTTCGAAACACTTTTAACAGATTACGGAGCATTATATGACAAGTTACCTATTTCGGCATTCTTATGGAAAACTGATCATGGCGAGCTTCTTCCTCTTGATGTTCTTCAGCTTTGGGATTGCTTCGACTATGACATCACCGTCATACAAAAACCACTTTTGTCTCGCTGTGAATTCTTTGGTAAAGACAGAAGGATGCATCCAGGAGAATACTGCTTCACAATCGACAATTCACATCGTGACCGTTCCACCATTGACACCAATTTCAGTGAGCACGATCCCGAACACAAATCTTTCAATATCATCAGACTTGACAACGGACAGTTTGCGGCGCAACCTAACAATAGAGTAATTTGGAGAGATCAGTCTCTTATTCCTGATAAACTACAAACCCCTGATTTTAAAGTTTGTACTCAAAATTATAATGTTGAAACAACTCCTAAATGGTCTGTTGGTCATACTGACGAATGGCAATATAAAACTGAGGATGAAGCATGATATTAAATATTAGTGATAATGCAAAAGAGTATTTAAAGAAAGTCGGTAAACCTAATGTCTCGTTAAGTGTTAAAGGTGGAGGCTGTTCTGGTTTTCAATATGAGTGGGGCACTACAGATAAAGAGCCCACGGTTGAAAATCTTTGGCTTGATCCAATGGCAGAGATGTTTGTTTTTGGATGTACTATAGATTATGTTGAAGAATTGGGAGGTTCTTATTTGAAAGTCATTAATCCAAATGCAACCGCTTCATGCGGCTGTGGCGAAAGTTTTGCTGTTTAATGAGTACAAATTGGTTGACAGCACAACATTGTTGTGATAGTATAGACATAACAAGGTTTACTGAGTATATGAATCAAGATGGGCATGTATTTAAAATCCATTTAGTATACTGCAAATCTTGTGGTAGCTTAAAAGCAACTTCGCACATAAAGGAGCATAAAATCAATGAAGGTTAAACAATTTTTAGGTGAAAAGGATGGCAATCAGCTAAAAGCTGAAATTCATTCTGACGTAGATGGTTATAACATCTGTTTTTATATTAATGATTCTTTAAAAAATATAGAATACTTTAATGGTAAAAGTATCCATTATGTCGAAGATGCGGCTACAAATTGGCTTTCTGGTATAAAGGTGCTCAATGGCTAATATTCCTGGGATCAATGGCTTTTATACTGGCGACGTTAAAATTAGCGTAGATAAAGATTATTATGTAAAAATTGGAGACGAGATATTAACGAATGACCCAAATGAAGTACGACTTTTTCTCAGAGCTTATCAGCTCGGAAGAGAACACAAAAAACTCGAAATACGCAAAGCTCTGGGAACCTGAAAAAAGTATGATTACACCACCCCGTTCACCGGAAAAAATACATCACGAGATAGCGGAGATGTTGGCAAATGGCGTCAACTATATCGATGCTCTTTGTGAATATGCAAGAAAAAATGATCTCGAAATTGAGGCTGTAGCAGACATCGTTAAAAAATCTTCTATTCTTAAAGAGAAACTAAGAACGGAAGCAGTTAAATTGAAAATGGTAAAAAGAGATGAGCCAGATATCACTGAATTATGCGAATGAAAAATCGTTTAAACTATATGTGAATTATCTTGCTCTCAAAAAACACTTTACAACTAAATCCTATAATTATCACAAATATAATGGTAAAGTAAGAGCCACGTTTGAAAAGTTCGTAACGAGGCCGGATGTTTATTTCTTTCATAAGTTATCACAAATGGAAGACCCAATAAACATCATGTTAGCTAATATGATTATTAAGCCAACATCTTGGATTAGAGATATAGTTGAGGAAGGTGGAGAGCATAATTACACAGAATGGCGCAAACGAATTGATTCATTAAGTTATATTTTCAAAAGTGATTTGAATAAATTAGATGATAATTACCAAGCAAATTTTTCTGTAATTGATGGACAACATCCTCATATAATGACACTATACTTACAAAAACAGATTACGCTAGAGACATTTACTATTATTACTCATATAGCTAATATTTTCCCATATTGGGAAAAAGAAATAGTTGACAAAATCATAGCACGTGATATAATGCAACTATCAAGGAAGTATAGACCCTTCTTGGAAATCAATGAAAAAAAGTTTAAGGAACATGTTAGAAATCGGTTTTTCTAATATAAATAATGTTGCTACTTCGGTAGCAATATTTCGCAATACAACGTCAAACAATGCAATATAAGGAGATATGCAAATGGCACCAACATCATTCGATGCACTTAAAAAGTCACGTTCAGCTTCCCTAGATAAACTGAACCAACAGCTCGATAAAATCTCATCTAAGAGCTATTCTGATCCCAACGAAGGCAAATATTGGAAACCAACTCGCGACAAAGCAGGCAATGGCTTTGCGATTATTCGTTTCCTTCCAGCACCACAAGGTGAAGAAATGCCATTCGTCCGTATTTGGGATCACGGCTTTCAGGGTCCAACAGGATTATGGTATATTGAAAACTCCCTAACAACATTGAGTCAAGATGATCCAGTTTCTGAGTATAATTCTAAACTTTGGAACTCTGGTATTGACTCTGATAAAGATCAAGCACGTAAACAAAAACGTCGTCTAAAATATGTTGCTAACATTCTTGTTCTAAAGGATGCTGCAAATCCAGAAAACGAAGGCAAGGTATTCCTGTATTCATTTGGTAAGAAAATCTTTGATAAACTAAATGATTTGATGAACCCAACCTTTGAAGACGAAACACCAGTAAATCCGTTTGATTTCTGGGAAGGCGCAAACTTCCGTCTTAAAATTCGTCAGTTTGAAGGTTATCCAAATTATGATAAATCTGAGTTTGATGCTCCTTCAGCACTTTTCGATGACGACACTCAATTGGAACGTGTTTGGAATAACCAACACTCACTACAAGAAGTTATCGATCCGAAAAACTTCAAGTCTTATGCTGAGTTAAAAGCAAAACTTTATCGAGTGCTTGCACTTGACGAAGAACCATATACTCCAACTACAGCTGAGGACGACGAAGATGACTTTGATCTAAGCAATATGGGCAATACACAAGCTTCTGCACCACAGCCTACAATGGCAGCAGCAGCTCCTGAGCCTGCTACATCAATGTCTATGGATGACGATGACGACGATCTCTCAATCTTTAAGGAATTAGCGAATGGATAAACAAGTCTACGAAGAAGTTTTAGATTTTGACTTTGGTTTCACATTTATTGATGAAGAGCTTGAGGAAAAGCAAGCCGCAGCCGAGGAACAAATCGAAGCTGAGCGTAAGGCTAAAGAGGAACTCGAAGATCAGGTGGTGGCTTCTAAAGTCACCGCCGAAGAATATGAATATCGTTTAGAGTTACTTTATAAATCGATTACGCCATTTTTGGATAATCTTTGTAAAAATCCAGAAAAATCAACAATTTATTGGCCTGACCGCGTAGGTAAAATTGAGGCCTATAAATCTAAACTCTTAAGGATTGTGGAGGGTACATGAGTCTATTAGACAAACTCGTAAAAAATTCTACCATTAAAATGACTGCACCAATCGTGCAGTCTAAAGTTTTTGGTAAAAAAGACATGGCACCAACGCCAGTACCTATGGTAAATGTTGCGCTGTCAGGTCGTATTGATGGTGGACTTACACCAGGACTTCTCGTCTTGGCTGGTCCATCTAAACATTTTAAATCAGCATTTGCTTTGTTAATGGCAGCTGCTTATTTGAAAAAGTATGATGATGCTGTTTTATTGTTTTATGATTCTGAGTTTGGTACACCTCAATCATATTTCGAGTCTTTTGGTATTGATATGGAACGTACAGTTCACACTCCTATTACCAATGTCGAAGAATTAAAGTTTGATATTGTAAAACAAATGGAAGCTATTGACAAGGATGATAAGGTTGTCGTTGTGATTGACTCTGTTGGTAACCTTGCATCCAAAAAAGAAGTTGAAGATGCTTTAAACGAAAAGTCAGTTGCTGACATGTCTCGTGCTAAAGCTCTTAAATCTCTATTCCGTATTGTAACGCCGCATCTCAATTTAAAAGATATTCCACTAATTGCGGTTAATCATACATATAAAGAGATTGGTCTATTTCCAAAAGATGTTGTTTCGGGTGGTACTGGTATTTACTATTCAGCTGACAGTATTTGGATTATTGGCCGCCAACAAGACAAGCAGGGCACAGAGATCCAAGGTTACCACTTTGTAATTAACATTGAGAAATCTCGCCATGTTAAAGAGAAATCCAAAATTCCAATTACAGTATCTTGGGAAGGTGGTATTGTTAAGTGGTCTGGTCTTATGGATATTGCTGAAAAGGGTGGTTATCTTCGCAAGCCTAAAGTCGGTTGGTACGAAGCTGTAGATCCTGCTACAGGTGAAGTTCTAAACGATAAACTTCTACGAGCAAAAGAAATTGTTGACAATTCTGAGTTTTGGATTAATATGTTTGAGAAGACAGATTTTACCAATTATATCAAAAACGCGTTTGGTGTAGGTGGTAGTATTATTATTCCAGGCGAAAGCAATAACGATGAAGATTTTGATGTAGTAGAAGAGGTGGAAGATGATCGAGAAGACAGTATTAGCTAATCTTGTTTTTAACGAGGATTACTATCGACGAGTATATCCATATATTAAGTCAGAGTACTTTGACGATGGAAATCTCAAAAAGATTTTTGATACTTATTCTAGTTATGTCGATGATTACAAGGAGCCTCCTTCAGTGGAGGCTCTTAAAATCTCTCTAGATAAGAGAAAAGATCTAAACGAAGATGCTTATAAAAACATCATGTCAGCAGTTGATGAATTACAACGAGATCCTGACACTAATGTTGATTGGCTTATAAAAGAAACTGAAAAGTTCTGCCAAGATAAAGATCTATTTAATTCAATCCGTAAAGCTATTTTAATTATTGATGGTGAAGATAATCAAAACGATAAAGGATCTATTCCCGAGTTATTATCTAATTCTTTATCTATCAGTTTTGATACAAGTATTGGTCATGACTATATTGATGATTATGAGTCTCGTTATGATTTTTATCATAAGAAAGAAGAACGGCTCCCATTTGATATTGAACTACTCAATAAAGTGACCAAGGGAGGCTTACCTCGTAAGTCCATGTCGGTGCTCCTTGCGACTACTGGCGGTGGTAAGTCTCTCGTTAAATGTCATATGGCAGCAAACTATTTGCTGACTGGTAAGAATGTTCTATACATTACTATGGAAATGGCTGAGGAACGTATTGCTGAACGTATTGATGCAAATATGATGGATGTTACTCTTGATGAACTTAAAATCTTAACACGAGAAGTTTACGAAAAACGCATTAATCGTATTAAGTCAAAAGCAACCGGCAAGTTGGTAATTAAAGAATATCCAACCGGTTCCGCTCACGTTGGTCATTTCCGCCATTTGCTTAATGAGTTAAGAATGAAACGTGGGTTTGTTCCTGATGTTATTTTTATTGATTACCTAAATATTTGTGCATCTGCACGAGTAAAAGGCGCTGCAGCTGCAAACAGTTATACATTGGTTAAATCAATTGCGGAGGAAGTACGTGGACTGGCTATGGAGTATAATGCAGCAGTTGTTACTAGCTCTCAGTTTAATCGTGATGGTTATGGTAATTCTGATGTTGATCTTACAAATACCTCCGAGTCAATGGGTATTACTCATACTGCAGACTGTATTCTTGGATTGATTACATCTGAAGATCTAGATAACCTAGGCCAAATCATGGTTAAACAACTTAAAAATCGCTGGGGTGATCTCGGCTATTATCGTCGTTTTGTTGTTGGTATTGATAGAGCTAAAATGAAACTTTATGATCTCGAAGATGGTGCTCAGAAAAATATATCACAAGATGGACCGCAGTCTGTTACGCCGCCAACTCCAGATGATACTCCAATTTTTGATAAATCATCGTTCGGCAAATCTAAAAAATCTTTATTCTCAGCAGGAGATCTACAGTGAGCTATATGGTTAATAAGAAAAAATCAACTGTGCAATATAATGTGATTACTGAAAAAGATACTGGACTGAATATTGTTTTAGTTAAAGACAATAAAGATCCATATGTTATCGTTAGAAAATTGAATTTAGGAAGTGGCTTTAACGGATGGACTCCTAACTTTTTTGCAATGCCTCTGAGTTATAAATACCAATAAACTCACATAAGGCTTAATTATGCTAAGATTTAAAGCTTTTATTTCTGAAAAGAAAGATCCCGAAGCTAAGGAAAAAGCACACCTTGCACATTTTAACTCTGAAGTAGATAGA